ACCATGTTGTTTAAAGTAGGCCCTTGAATTCACCTGACACCATTCACGGTCCACATAGCATTTCCCCACGCTAAGCTTCATCCCAATGAGCGCTGCAAAGTGTTTCCACCGGTCATATTGTTTCTTGGTATAGACCATTAGACAGTCATCGCCGTTGATTAGGAGGGGCGCCTCGCGAAGTGTTTGCGGGGCCCTATCCCATTCGGCTTCAAACCCGAGTGAGCATACGGCAGCGTTCAGAAGACAAAGAATAATGAAACTCAAGATGCTTCCCATTAATTGGCCATTCTGCTGATCAGCAGGTGGAAGTGCAACGTCAACAGAGTCGTAATGAATCCTATGACGGACAAGGGCCGAAACCCCCATTCGCCTAAAAGACCCATCCAAACCCCCCCAACGTGCCAAAATCTTCCAAGCCTTTCTAGAAAAACATGCCCTCATACAGTCAGTGGCGTCCTGATAATCGCCGGAGACGTACGACTCGTCATCGAAAAGATCTCGAAGTCGTTCGTCCAAAATTTCCGGATCGATTGGGCGTCCCACTAACTGGAATGTTGGGTGAGAAAACAAATACTCCCAAGATTTCTTCTGAACATTCTTGAGTAGCCAGTATTCGATAGCCGGGCCCGCAGTGACCCCCCTCACTTTGAGGGACTCAAGAATAAAGGTTGCGGAGCAGTCCAAACGGGACTGAATTCTGTCCGTCAACCTTTTGGTGATCCCGTCCGCAAAGATCCCGGACGGGTCCACCAAAGGTCCATAGCACCAGAGGACTCCCACGTGCGGGTGGTCGACGGCGCGGAGAAGACCGATGCCTTCCAACCCGACCGCCTTTTGATAGGCGGCGGACCAGTTAACACCGATCTCCAACGCAGCGCCGGCCGAAGCCCGTGGAAGCCCATAGTGCCCGCTCATACTCGGGAACGGATCCCGTGAGCGCGTAGTAAATATGTCGCGGGTAGGGTTCAACTTGCCCTCCCGGCATAGGAAGTTCTGTGGAAACACTTCCTCCACGATGGACCTAAGCCTTTCAACGACAAGAAGCTCGTCAAAAGACTTTCCGTATGGCTCAGGATCGGGACCCCATGGTCCCGTCCCCTCAGAGCTATCACAACTGGTGAAGTCCTTACCAGTTGGATCTACCATCGCATTTCTGTGCCTCTCTGCAGTCTCCTTCACCATGTCCTTGGAGGGAACAGGCGCCCCTTTCTTGACGAATAGGAAGGTTTGGGCGGAGATCAGGACCCTTCGTCGTGCGCTAGGTCCAATCCTAGCTTGACGAACAGAGTTCCTGACCTTCTGCCAAACAAACCGTCCAACCCGTCCGGGGAGGAAGTGTCGCAGAGAGACAATCGTGGAGGGCCAGGCAGGAAGTTCCTGGTCCACCATCAGATTATGGATCGACACGTACGCCATCTTCAACAATTTTTCAAGACGGCAGTCGGTCGCAGCCAACCAGCGCCGCGCGACTACTTGGACCTCACGGTCCGTCGCCGGGCGCATGCGAAAGGCATCACGCAAGACGTTGCACAAATGTCTCGCGTGGTCTTCGTGACCCCTCGGAGTCACGGAATTCTCTCCACCTATGAGGTGGAGTCGGATCCGACCCTTTCCTTTGGATCGGGGAGGTTTCCCTTCCAGCAAGGTGACGAGGCAACCTCGCCTGTCACCGTCAAGATTGATTTTTAAGTCTTT